GTTCCAAGTGTTCGAGATCCTCCCGGGGTTCATCACCCTGGGTGGATAAACACTTAAACAGAGCAGGGATTCCATCCACGGCATTTAGTGGAAGGACAGAGTTTCGAACAAAGCCCCGAACCAAGGGACGATGCATCGATTCTCCACTCTCGACTCGAGCTACGTCGTAGCCCAAGAAGGAGACCCTACCCAGTACGGAGCTACTCTCGAGGACACGAGGATTAGGAAGATTGCTCTTCATAATCACACGGTCCAAGAAAGCAGTAGTCTTCCAATAACCAGCAAGATACATCTGGTTACGGAGACTATAGAGACTTTCTACTCCGTCAACGTCAGTCACGTTCCGAGGGAATGTACGGCGCATTCTGACAATAGACACGTCAGAACCGTCGTAGTATTCCTTCCCGCAGGACTCTCTGAACTTCCCAGTCCAGAAAGACTTTCCGGTGTTGATTTTGAACCCTAACAGGTCAAAATCAGCAAGAACGTGTGAGACGAAGTCCATGGGGATGATAATATCATCGCCATAGACGCGCACCTGCCCCTTCAAAGATTTTATCTCGGAAAGGGATAAGGGCCGCTTAAGCTCTCGCTCTCGACTCCAGACGATGGCTGTATAAAACACCATCGCCTCGAGCGGGAAAGTGAGAGCCGAACCCATAGATGCGAACTTCACCAAGTCAAGTGTTTCGTTGACAGGGTGAGGCACATCAGCCTTCATTGAGCGGCAAGCCTGGACCGCGGCACTAAGCCACGGAAACTGGGCAAGCAGCGCAACTACATGCTGATTCAAAACTCTATCGGAAGCTTCCTTCATATCCAAAGTCGCATACGCGCCAGAGGAAGAGGCAAGCTTAGCGAGATCCTGGTTAGGGATCTGTGATCGCCAGCCGATAACGCCGTCGAGGTGTGGTATTGCCCCGAGAGACGTTTCGATGATTGCGGCTAGTCCCTTCTGGACGAACATCATCCACGAAGGTTCCATCGCAATCACACGAGGAGTTTTGAGCGTTTTAGGAACTAGAACCACCCTAACGGGCAGTTCATTTCCGGGTTCGAGGAATTCCACCAGGGGCAGCTGTTCAGCTGCGTACCGGTCGTTCGGCAGACAGGCTTCCCCATAAGGGAAGACCGCTTCCAGACGATCAGTCCAAGTGTTAACCATGTACTTGGCATTGCCAAGGACACGATTAGCAGTTTGCCCTGGCCCATGAGTGAAAGGAGGGCGCTCGCCCGAGTAGAGTTCATTCTCCACTCGAGATAGCGCTGGTCCCCACAAACGGGCCGCTGTGCGCGCGAAAGAGTCGAAATACCTATCGACAAATTCGCCTTCACAGGCACGGAGTTCCTGCTCACATTGAGCATATCCAAGTACCGCTAAATTCTCTCTATGTGTTGAACATGGGAGAAGGAGCTTGGAGAACATCAGAGAGATCTGACGCACTCCTTGCACACTAGCGATACAGGGATCACTCAATAAGTGACCACTACTAGCATCGAA